GATAAGCACGCTGAGGATCGAAACCCTTAAGACCTTCGAGTGCGGGTGCTGTCTTGATTGATCGGTTGTTGTTCGGGATTACCAGAACCGTGTCACCGTCGAAGTCTGCACCAGACAAGCGAGCAGCGACCTTACTGTGGATACCAATCGCATCTTTGGCATTGGTTCCAATCAGCTTCTTCGCATCCGGATGATTGTTGTTGACCGTGAGTTCCGGAATCTCGAAGATACCACCGTGTGGATAGCGAACGAGAACAACCCTTTCGCCATTACGGAAGTTCGGTGCGTATACTTCCGTTTCTTTCATTGTGTTGACCGGTAGTATGACGTGTGAGCCTTGACGTGGCAAAGCTGCAGCCTTCAGATGAACAGCCGAAGAATCAGCGTCATCAGCAAAGGAATCGAGAAGCTTCTTTCTGACAGCAGGGTTGTCGAGAGCTTTGATTTCATCGAACTCTCGCATCTTCCGCTCAGCAGCCATTTCAAGTTGCTTCTGAGCGAGCTTAGGGCTCTGCTTAGACAGCATTTGAGAAGACAACGTCTTCGACCACTTTTCCCAGTCACCTTCCTCGTTGACGAGGTTCATGACCGAGGTGAGCTTCTTCTTCCCATCACTACCGATTTCGCCAATCTGCCGTTTGATCACAGCTCCAAATGGAGTGTCTGGATCGTCTTTCATTGGCTTCATGGCGTCGAGTTTGTTTCCGGTTGACTTCTTGTTCGTGTTGAACATGACGTCGGTACCAGCGGGCAGACCATCTTTGTACATGGCCATACCCTTGAGGTAGTGCGTTCCGTCAACAGCTACACGAACTTGGGCATACCTTGCACCACCCAACGATACGTCCTTGACTCCAGGACGAACGTAGATGACTCCGTCGGCGTCTGCGCCACCCTCTTCTGCATAGCGCACCGAAACGCGCTTAGAATTGATCGAGAGGGGCGGCATAATACGATCGTAGGATCGCCCGCCATCTTCGGAGTAGTTCGTGATCTGTTTGATGTTCCCACGATTCCGATAAACTTCGGAGTACGGGGTATCGGGTGCAGCCAAGACCTTGATGGTGGTCTTCTTTCCAGTCCCCAACTGTTCAACATGAACATAGTGAACTGTGTAGCCCTCTTCTTGCAGCCGAGCCACAGCCGTGCTCAACTTGGTGGAACTGATTGCCAAGTGATGCTCGACACCGCTTCCGATGTCGATGTAGCCCTTTTCAGCTACCTGCTCTTTGAGCATGTTCGACGTGGCCTCGAGGATATCGGCCTTGTCTTTCTCACCTGGAGCCAACAGCGCACGTACCGAAGACTCGTTCAACCCCATACGCTTGCCGATGGCTACGTTTGAGTATCCCTTGTCCTTTAGGCGTTGAGCCATGTTGATCTGAGCCTGCTTCTCAGCATTCTTAGCGATCGATCTGGCAGCGCGAAGTTCCGTTGTGGTGAGATTGAAACCTTTGGCAATTTCGGTTTCGCTGAGTCCCTGTTTACGAAGATCGTCCACCACTCCCAGGAAAGTGCGATTCCGCTCTTCCTGTGTCTTGCCGGATCCCCACGGGTATCGACCCGATCTACGAAGGATACCGTAGTGAGCCAACCACTCTTGCTCATCGAATTCCACGGACGACACCTCCCCCTAGACTAGCTCGTCTTGCTTCCACGCTTCGATTCGCTTGTCGAAGGTGATTATCTTGTCCATGATGTGAACGATGACATCGGGATCGCCTTCGTAGATTCGAACTTCATCGTTCTGGTAGATTCGAAGTTCCGTTTCGATCTCGTGTGGCTTGACAAGGTACTCAAGGCAGAAGAGTGCTGCGTAAACCTCGAGTTGATGCTCGGAGGATCTGGTTACACCGTTCTTGAGATCGTGAATCCGGAGCTTACCCTTTCGGAACGAGATCGTATCTGCAGTTCCATAACAGTTCGGTGAGTAGAACAGAATCTGTTCAGGAACCATCTTGAAACCGATAGCATCGTTCACGTACAGGTTAATCGTCACAGGAGCGTCAGGGAGCTTCACACCGAGCCTGATAAGGTCGTAGGCCAGTTGATGCATCTCGACGCCTCTACGGGCCGCCTGTGACGTCCTGAAGGCATGCTTGAGCTTGTCGTCTGTGTAATTGATCCAGTGATAGTTACTGGCGCCGAGGAACGCATGAGTTCCGGCAAGATTCGAATGCCTGTTGAAGAGCACTCAGAACTTCCTCCGCATTAGAAGGGTAGATAAGCGCGGCGAAGGACATCTCATTGAGTTGTTCGATGTAGTAATCCTGGTTCGGGCGCTTTGAAGCTTTGGCGTCCTTCTTGACCTCTAGCATGGCCCAACACGGTCCCCAGAATATCACGAGGTCCAGAATGCCTTGCATGTAGTTGGGGTCGTTCTTCAGGATGACACACTCAGGGAACATCTCGCGAAGACGCTTAATCAGCTTCGGCTGAAAGTCTCTTTCTAACATGAATGTACTGCCTTCGCTGTGGTATGCAAAAAGCGTATCCTACACCTTCTATCATATGCTGCGATTGCGACGCGACCTAATATCTGTGTAACCGTCGATCAGCCGAAAGTGTTGCTTAGTCGGCCAGACCTCGGTTTGTTCCATCGCCGCAATCAACACGGACGTGGCAAGTAACCCGTACTTGAAGGCTGCTTCCCAATGACTGTAGAACTTCTTACCTGTTTCCATCTCTTGGACTGGCCGTTCTACTGCCAGTGAAGGTTCATCGAATTGGCGGAAGTACTTGGTCGCGAACCATCTCGGGCGCCAAGCGAGATTCCAGACGTTGTTGTTGAGCCGATCACCGTTGAGGTTTATCGGTGTGTCGAACGAATCGTGGATGCGAAACTCGAGGAATGCATTAGCGACCAGAAGAGCCACCGATCGCTTGTACTGCTTGCACTTCTTGGTCAGTCCGACATTGACTACTCCGGACTGGTTAACCAACAGCGTCAGCACTCGGCCAGTCTCGTCGTTTCGGACGTAACCGGTTTCGCTGACGGAGTAACCCGGGAAGGACGGTATCGGGCGCCACTCAGTTGGCATTAAGGTTTCGCTCGCTTTCCTTGGTGCAAGGAAGCTATACAACTGGTGCACAAAGGACGCCGCTGATCGGATTAGGACAGAACGACTCCCCTTGTCAAATGTCAAATCTGAAACCAAAAACTTTTTATTATTGCAATCCTAATATCTATAGATATTGGAACTTCCGTGAAAGGGTTATTTTTCAAAAAGATTTGACATTTGACAAGATCGGGGCGACAAAACGGACATAATTACGGAGTCGAGGCTGCGATCAGCTGTTTTTCACAAGATCATCGTTGTCAAATCCGTTGTCAAATCCATGATCGCTTGTCAAATATTTGACAGATGATCATGAACGACTCGGACATAACACCTAGATCAGACACCCGCTGTCAGATCCGTTTCAGATTTGACAGAGGATTTGACAGTCCTCGAACGAAGAAATTCGGCTTCGTTGAAGCTCTTTTTCCCCCGAAGGCACTTCATCACAGCTTGATCGATCGCCGAATCCGAGAGTAAAACGTAGTAGTAAAGATCCCGGAATGGGGTGTTTAGTCGATCAATCCGTCCGAATGCCTGATGCCAGTTTTTGTACGAATATGTCAGCGAGTAGAAAACCTCCGCATTAGTGCTCGTACAGTTCCATCCCTCCGATCCGGCGACGTACTGAACCAGGTACAGCCACCGATCGGTCTCTGGGATTTCCTCGTGTTTGTGACCGTTCCACTCCGCAATCGTTACTTCTTCGGCGAGCTGTCGCAAAGTTTTCAGCTCATAATCGAAGTTGTAGAACACGATCAACCGCGGATGTTTAACCATCAAATTCCGAACCATCTCGAGGCGCGACGGGTCCGAATTAACTACTTTGCGTGCTACGTAGAACAACTCTGAAACGTTTCTGATCGGTCGATCCTCATAGACGTGCCATCGATCTTTGAACACCCGGTCGCGTAAGGTGCTGTCGTGATCGACGTGAAGCGTCTTAGTATGACGGATCGTGTGACGCTCATAGGGCATGTGTACCAACAACTGATTCCGTAATCGCACGAGTTTTCCGACGTTCGTGTAGCGGTCGATCTTCGGAAATTTTGTATACGTGTTGTAGACTACGTGATCGCGCTTGAACTCCGTTCTATTTTGATAGAAGCCATTCGCGATGAAGACCGGGACGTAATCCATCCAGGTGTCACCAGGTGTTGCACTGACAAGAATCCAGTTATTGCGCTTGGCGATGAATTCGAAGCTTCTCACCCATGCGCCACTACCTACAAGGCGTTGCTCGTCGAAGATGAAGAACGCGCCCTTGACGTTCTTGTACTTCGCTATGTTGTTCCAAGAATCCACCCTCAGAACGCCGGCCACGGTCGCGTCTTTACTTTTGTACACGCCGTATTTGACGAACTCTCGCTCCCAATCAAGGGAATCGCGCTTCTTGGCGGTGGTAATGACATAGACGTCCTTCGGCGCTTCCTTCTCCATATAATAGGCTGCTGCCGTGAGCGACTTGCCAGTCCCGACCCCGCCCCAGAGAATTTTCCCGTTGCTTAGGCGGTCTACTGCTGTCCTCTGGTGTGGGTACAGGTCCACTACCATGACTTCTCCAGTTGTTAGGCTGCGTCACCCGTGGGGTGAGTGAACGCAGTCTTGAGTGAGTCGAGTAAGGTCTCTATGAAGTTGTGTATCTTACGAAGACTTTCGCCGGGGACGCGGCGAGGAAGCCTTCTGAGAGGCCTGACACCACTCCTAGGTGGTACAGGTATGGTTGCGTCGCTCATGTCCCTTACAGGGCTGTCAGGCGCTGTAGGAGCTCCATCAGACGAACCTTCAACAGAGTCCTCCGAGGTATCTCCAGAGCCACCGGAACCCCCTTCAGGATGCCCAGTGACATCGCCACTTCCTGAATCTTCCTCACACTCTCCGGTGTCGCCTTGCTTTGCAGTCTCAGGATTATCAAATCCGGATTCTGTCTCGGCTTCGGCTCGTTCTGTACCGGAATCATGTTGTAGTACCTCCTCCTCACCATCGCCGTCCTCTCCGAAGTAAAGCGTCCAGCCACGGCCGGTGTCGCCGTTCTTGAGCGACTGCACGTCCTTCAAGGGTATACGTGCCACCAGCCCCCATACGAACCTCGTAGGACCGATCAGGAGGTCCTGGTAGTACTTGTTCTCTCCGCTTTTCTCATACTCCTCGACAAGTTTGTCGAATATCGGTGTTGCATCCATGATGTTCCAATCTCTAGCGAACAGAGAGCCAGCAGGATAGGGGCGCAGATACTCCCTTGCCCCACGCCCCAAATCCCACTGGGAACACACAATCAACCTCAGAATTTCTCAGGCCACGGTTTGAATATGGTGTTGAATTCCTTGTTGTCGTAAACCTTGAAGCCGTCCGGGTCGAGTATCACCCATTCCCCGACATACGCACGTTTTGCTGTCGTACCACCGCTCCGCAAATTGACCGGTACTTCGATGTACAGTCGATCTACGCCGTCGATCCGCGCACGCTTAACTCGCCCACCACACCAGGCAGCGACTTTATATAGGTTCTTCTCGCTTACCTGAACAGCTTCGCATCCGTAGTTTCGTCGAAGATACGGTGTGGATACCGAACTCATCCGACGATCTCTATGATCTTACGTGTGATTTCCTCGGCGACATCGTTCATGCTATTGCCCGCGCCGGATTTGGTCTCTTCTCGCATTTCGACCATCGCTTCGATCACGAGATCCCTCACCTTCTGGAAGATCTCCAGACGCATGCCAGCTTCCACTTGCACTGCGCGATAGAGATCTTCTTTGAACACGCGGAACTCATCACCATTTCTGACGATTATGTCCCCTGCGAAAGCCAGATCGTTCTCGTTCAGCTTGATGTAGTAGCGCTTCGGGATGGATACGCCACCCGGTCCGACGCCGTCCGTGATCTTGATCGAACCACCACACCAGTCGGCTGTTTTGCGCATCAACTCTATGTTGGAGTCGACCACCGGTCGGTAAGAGGCTTCTGAGGCTAGGATGAAATCCATTGCCTCTTGGAAATCTTCGTCGTTCACTTCCCCTCCTAGTAACGCAGAGCGTGTCGTGCCCCGGTCCATGCGGAATTCTTGATCTTCTTGGCCTTAACCCGTCGGTCGAGCCAGTCGAAGTACTTCTCCTTCAACCACGACGACCAGGCCTTGGTACGGCTGATCTTCGTGACGGTCGGCTCGATCTCACCCATCCAGACCTTGAACTTGTACTCGAGCTTCTTGTTCTCCGCGATGCAGATGGCGGCGATCAGGAGAGCCAGGATGCTGTCCATGGCCCCCATGATTATGAACAACATCCTTTTTCTCCTTAGATTCCGTACAACTTCTTGGTTTCCTCAGCCACGACGTTCCAAATCTTTTTGATGACTTCGGAATCGGTCACGTTTTCGCCCTCGAGCATCGCCTTGCAGATGAGCTCGCTACAGCGTACTTGCTGCCAATGAATGATGGCAACAATGTCGAGATCTATTTCTTTCTTATCTTCTTCCACGCCCATTCGAGGACATCCCCAAACACACAGATGACGTCGTAATACCACTTGACGAACCATTCACGGTGCTTCCACAACCACTTACCGAAATTGTAGACGACGCAGCCGATCACGGCCGAGAAAACGACCTCCCAATCAGACATCAGTAGTCGATCTCATCGAGGTCCTCGTCCGGCTCTTCGGGGAAGTCGGTCCGTTCGCCGATCTCACGAACGTTCGCGTACTTCAGTTCCAGCGCGTCCTCGTGGATCGTGACGTAGATCGACTTGAGGTACGCGCTTATGCCGGTTTTGCCGTTGACCGTGTACTTATACGGCTGGATGATCAGGTCGCTGGACTCGATCTCGGCCACGTCGAGCATCTGGCACAGATCCTCGTCCAGAGTCGTACGTCCGCGGCTCGTGAGCATGACGATGCGCGGCGGCCGGCCCTTGAAGCTGACCTTCACCTTGAGGAAGCGGAATTCCTCGTCTCCGTCCTCACGCGGCGGCTTGCGCTTGACGTTGTAGCCCTTGCGCTCGAGGTCGTCGGCCTGCTCCGCCGTCAGCACGACACAGAAGTTCCGGTTACCCGCGGTGTTCATCGGGCCTTCCTTGCCTTCGAAGTTCCGGAAGATGATCCGCGCTTCCTCGAACATCTCGCTGTGATCTTCGTACTCAGGAGGCATTTATTCCTCTTCCGCTCTTTTGAATGCGTCTTTGATCATCTGCTCGTTGTTGAGCAGATCGTTGTAATCGTTGAGTACTTTTTGCGTCTTTGTGATTTTGGTATGCCCCACAACCCACTTGGTGCCGTCGGCCTGCTCGACCGGTATCAAAGCATCATGCGGACGCTTTGAATCGTCAACTGGATCAGACATGAACGTCTCCTAGGCGTACGTACCGTTCCGCAGCGTGCCGTCAGGAACACAGACATTGTCGATCTTGCGATAGGCGTCGATGTAAGTCTCGCCCTTCTCGCCGTTGTGGGTGATCTCGATGTAGATGTTGTCCGGTCGAGTCGTCGCGAAGAGACCCTTCCAGTTCTTCAGGGTCTTGCTGAACCACACACAGTAGACCTCGTATGCCGGCAGCTCGGCGCCATTGGTGTTGAAGCTCCACTGTGTGTCGTACCAGGTCCTAACGAGCTCCTTGCCGAGGCGTATGTAGTCCATCTGGTTGTCGCCCGACAGAACCTCGTCCTCGAATTCCTTGCCGACAACGGGCAGGATCGCCGTGGTGTCGTTTCCGTTCGGACGATCTCGCATCTGCATGATCTCTCTCCTTCGTGCCCTTTCGGCATCGTGATCTTCAGTAATCCAGCTCCCCAGTACCACGTCGGTTTCCCCCTCCATGAAGCAGTTATCGTGTGTCTTGCCGGCGCCAATTCTGTAGCAGAACAGCAGAAACGCGCCCCACAGGAATTTGCGATCCTTCAGATTGAGCATGGATACCCCCGAAGGGGGAGATGAACGCCTGAGTGCGGCAGACGCCCACCTCCCCGGTATGTGGTTACTTCGAGAAGTGCTTGTACAGCTTGGTGATGCGTATGCGGTGCCAGAAGAGCGCACCGAGCAGAGACATGAACCTCACGGTTCTCCTACGGGTTGTGACGACGGAGAATGCCGATCAGTTGATCGCGGAGCGGAGTGTCCTTGTCGAGCTCGATGACGACCGCCACGTCGCATTCCGGGTCGTTTGACGGCTGTTCGATGGTGGCTTCGCCGATCTGGGTTCTGGCGCCGGCGACGTACACGATGAGTGGAACTCTACGCCGATTCATCGCGCAGCTCGTGTTGCGTGTTCTTCCGGATCCGGCAGGCCGAACACGTGCATCCCTCATAGTTCTCGAAGTGCCCGTCGTTCTTGCTTCGCCGGTAGTCGTCGATCGCCTTGAGTGCCCAGAGCTCGACCTCCTCGACGTACAGGAGAGCCTGCTCCTTGCCGCGACCC